AACGGCCTTTAACGCCCTCACAGCGGACTTAGCAACAGGACTGTCTACGGCTATCACAAAGGACGGTCAGACCACGACAACGGCTCGCATACCGTTTGCGGCGGGTATTAACTCAAGCCTAACCACAGACTCTACAAGCACCTCTACAGGGTCGATGATTACGGCGGGTGGTGTAGGTATAGCCAAGGCGCTGTATGTGGGTACAAACGCCAATGTAGCGGGTACTCTTGCGGTTACTGGCGTTGCAACATTTAGCGCTACGCCCATTTACTCTAGCTTAACTGCTTCAAGCGCGGTAGCCACAGATGCGTCTAAAGCACTTGTGAGCGTCACTAACACAGGCACAGGCAACAATGTGCTGGCAACTAGCCCGACCTTGGTAACGCCTATTCTTGGAACGCCAGCAAGCGGTAGTTTGGTAAATTGCACAGATATAAATTACACAGGCTTCAAGAACCGCATCATCAATGGTGCAATGGTGATTGACCAAAGGAATGCGGGGGCGGCATCCGCAAACACAATTAATGGATATTTTTTAGATAGATGGTTTGTAACTCAATCTACAACTGGTAAATTGATTGCTCAACAAAATGCGGGTGCAGTTACACCACCAACAGGCTTTAGTAATTATCTTGGAATAACCTCACAATCCGCATATTCTGTTACAAGCACAGACTTATTTCTTATTTTTCAAGCAGTAGAAGGTTTTAATAGTTCTGATTTTTCTTTTGGTACTGCAAGTGCTTCAACAGTCACTTTGTCATTTTGGGTTCGTTCAAGTTTGACAGGAAACTTTGGCGCGTCTATAAAAAATGCAGCGGCAGATCGTTCATATCCATTTAGCTACACCATTTTAGCGGCAAACACATGGGAACAAAAATCTGTAACTATTGCAGGAGATACATCAGGAACATGGATTGGCGCTACAAACGGAATTGGGTTATATCTTTCATTTAGCCTTGGGTCAGGTTCAACCCGCCTTGGAACTGCTAATACTTGGGCATCAGCAAACTATGACGCACCAACTGGTTCAACATCAGTAGTCGGCACAAACGGCGCAACTTTCTACATCACAGGCGTACAGCTAGAAAAAGGCTCAACAGCAACGAGCTTTGACTACAGACCTATTGGTACTGAGTTGGCTTTGTGTCAAAGATATTTTTGCAAAACATTTCCAATTGGTACTGCACCTGGTAACGATGTAACAATTGCTGGAGCATTTAGAGGAACAGCAGTAACCATCAATGCACTTTCACAAATTGAACCTGCGGGAACTTGGAAATTTCCAGTTTCAATGCGAGCTACTCCAGGCACAATAACTTTGTACGCGCCTGGCACTTCTGGTCATACCGCTGGTCAATGGACTAATGATGGAAACGCAGGAAGCTCTGCAAATGCTAGAACTAATTTTGCGGGAACAGAAAGCACATCATTTGACAATACTGGAGTTCTTGTAGCGGCTGGTTTTAGACCAATTATTCATGCAACAGCAGATGCGGAGTTATGAAATGATTACTTATAAATTGTCTAACAATAATGTTTATGTTGAAAAATTTATTGACGGCATTCCAACAGGCGAATGGTGCAATAGTGAAACAAATGAAGCCTACCTAAAGTGGCTTGCAGAGGGCAATACACCATTGCCAGCGGATGAATCATGAGCGACTTAGAAAAAGACTTTGCTGTGCATGAAGCAATATGCGCCCAAAGGTACGAGGCTATTCAATTAGCGTTGAAAGACGGCGATAAGCGCATGAACAAAATTGAATACTTGCTTTACGCTGTAATGATGTGCGTCTTGTTTGGCCCAGGCGTTGCTGGCGAGTTTGTAAAAAAAATACTGGGGCTGTAAATTGATCCGTTCACCGCAGCCCTTGCCGCTATTGCCGCTATCAAGCAGGCCGTATCGTTTTATAAGGACTGCAAAGCGGCTTCCAAAGATGTCACTAGCATCACAATGGAAATATCGGGTTACATTGGTAAATTCTTTGATGCCCACGAACAAGTTAAAACCGCAGCCGCAGAGCAAAAAAAGAATCCACCAAAGGGTAAGTCATTAAAATCTCAAGCGCTTGACAACATTTTTCAAGAGATGGAGTTAGAGCGCCAAGCAGTCGAATTGAGGGAATTGTTGATCTACGGCGTTGACCCTGCCCTTGGTGCAGTTTGGACAAGGTTTCAAGAAGAGTTTGAACGGTTGCAAGCCGAACAGGAAAAAGAGAGGCTAGAGCAAGAAGCAAAAGATAGGGTCGCACAATGGCAACGGCGAAAAATGCTAAACCAGCTTCAAGATCGAGCGCTAATAATCGGAACGGTAATGATAGTTACCCTATACCTCCACCTCCTCTTCCAAGCAATCCGACAAATGAGGATTCTCAAGTGGGTTTCTTAATTGCTTTCTTGAGTATGGTGGTGGTGTTTGGGTTGTTGTTGCCAATTCTTGGAATGATGTATTTAGACATTCTTGAGGCAAAGCAAGAAACCAAACGTCAGCAAGAAATAGTGCAAAGGTTGATTAACAAAGCGGAGGTAGAAAAAGATGCAAGCACCGATAGATCCAAATGACAAAACAGCCAAGCATTTTATTTACTACTATGCGTGGTTTTGGGCATCAACTTCTGTTCTTTACTTTTTTGCCGTAACCTTTATTTTGTTGCCTGAGGGCGGTAGGGACTTTGCCAACATAATTTTGGGCTTCTTGTTGGGTACAGCAGTCGCCACCATTATTTCGTTTTTCTACGGCTCAAGTAAATCTAGCAAGGACAAAACTGAAGCCATGATGAAAGCTGATGATGTTAAGCCTATTTAATCCTTGGGTTTTACTTGCTCTAATTTGTGCTTTTTTGGGCGTTGGTGCGGTATCGTACACAAAAGGGCAAGATAATGAGCATGACCGTCAGCAGATTGAAATAGCCGCATTAAACGCCAAGGCTAGGGAAACTGAGCAAACAATGGCGCAAGTGGCTCAGACGTATGGACAAACACTAAGAAAGGCCAATGATGTTGCAAAGGTTAAAGAAGCTAAGTTACGCAATGATATTGTGTCTAGCAAGCTACGGCTGTTCGTTCCTATCCAAGCCCCCGATTGCCCCCTACAAGCCCCCACAGATGCCACCCCTGCCGCTAGAGATACAGAAACAAAAGCCGAGCTTGACCCAAGAATTGCTGAATCTCTTATCGATCTCACCAGCCGAGGCGACCAAGCCATCCGCAGCCTTAACGCCTGTATTGACCAATACAACGAAATGAGGAACATGAAATGACCATCTATATTCCATTGCTTTATATCTGTATAGCGATGGAATGTAAGTTTTTTCAATCCGAGATTTACACCTTAGATAAACAAAAATGCGAACAAGAAATAGCTCAACAAAAAATTGAAATTATTAATTTGGGCAATACGGTTGAAGCAATTTGTATAGATATGGACATCAAACTAGAGAAAAAACAAAATAAATACAACATTATTTATTAAACTGCAAACAAATTACATTAAGATTCATGCTGTTGTCATTGATATAGTTTAATTTTAGGCAACTTTATTGGAGTTGTCATGTCAGGAAAACCTGTTTACAGCGATCAAGAGTTTGTCGAGCTTTGGAATACGTATGAATCAGGTGCTGCAATGGCAAAAGCCGTTGGCATGGACTTGCGTAATATTCTTAGACGCAAAAGCAATTTAGAAGCTAGATATGGCATTACTTTGCATCAAAAATCAAACGTAGTTAAGATGGTTGCAAAGCCCAATAATTCAGCTCGCAAAGAATTGGGGATTGAAAATGGCGTTGTTTTGGTTTTTAGCGATGCTCACTTTTGGCCTGGCATACATACGACAGCGTATAAGGGTCTTCTTTGGGCGATTAAAGAGTTTCAGCCAAAGGCCGTTATTGCCAATGGAGATATATTTGATGGCGCTAGTATTTCTCGCTATCCTCGCCACGGTTTTGACTCCACTCCATCAGTAATTCAAGAGCTAAAAGCTTGTGAAATAGCCCTTGGTGAAATTGAAGATACAGCAAGAAAAGCAAGAAGCAATGTAAAGCTAGTGTGGACACTAGGCAACCATGATGCACGGTTTGAAAATAGACTTGCTGCCAACGCACCTCAATATGAGTTTGTGAAAGGTTTTACGCTAAAAGACCACTTCCCTACATGGGATCCATGTTGGTCATGTTGGCCTACAGAAAATGTCGCTGTCAAACATCGTTGGAAAGGCGGTATACACGCTACACACAACAATACTGTTAATGCTGGAGTGACAATTGTCACAGGTCACTTGCACAGTTTAAAAGTCACGCCCTTTGCCGACTACAACGGCAATCGATTTGGTGTTGATACAGGTACGCTGGCAGAGCCTGACGGCCCTCAATTTATAAACTATTTGGAAGACTCGCCAACCAACTGGCGGTCAGGTTTTGCGGTACTGACGTTTCATGAGGGCAAGCTGTTGTGGCCCGAGCTGGTGCATAAATGGTCTGAGAATCAAATCGAGTTTAGGGGTAAGGTTTATGACGTATGACCTTGTTGCTTATCTAAGATCAGAGATCAAAGAACTGCATAACATATTGCATGAAACGCAGTTTGCTTTAGCGCAAGCAAATGACAGACTTAACCGCCGATCTGAGCCTTTGAGTGAAGAACGTATATACACGTTATACCGCCGCAGTCTTGATTGGCGGCAGTTAGCTAAGGACATTGAAGCAGATCACGGCATTGAATAAAAAAGGGGAGTCCGAAGACCCCCCTAAAGACAACTGCATAAAAATTATGCCACACGTTCCCACACAATACCATCGTCGTCTTCTACAGTCTCACCGATTTCGTATTCTTCGGATTCTTCGTCTTCTTCGGTTTCGTCTTCTTCGTCTTCGCTAACTTCTTCTTCTTCATCGCCTTGGTTGTATTCGTATTCGTCAGTAACGTCATAGTCAACGCACCAGCCGTGCAATTGTTGGAATTCGATAAATTCTTGGATGATTGCAATTTTCTCAAAATCATCTGTCTCAATAGTTACTGAGTCATTTGCAAATTCCCACTCTGCGATGTTAATTTCAATCTTGTACATGATGTTTCCCTTGTTATGGCGTGATTGCCAAGTAAAATGCTACAAGTAAATTGTGACAATTTTCTACAGGAAAAATATGAACTTAACGCCTAATTTTACCCTTGAAGAACTTACGCATACTGACCACCGTACGCTTGACAATACGCCAAATAATGAAGAATTAGCCAATTTGCGCCGTTTAGCTGAGTTTCTTGAGCAATTAAAGAAAGTCTTGGGCGGCAAGCCAATCATGATTAATAGCGCATTTAGGTCAAAAGCTGTAAATGATGCGGTGGGTTCGAGTGACAAATCACAACATAGACGTGCTTGCGCGGCTGATATTAGAGTGCCAGGCATGACCCCCAATGAGGTGGTGAGCGCCATCATTAAATCTGACTTACCCTATGATCAAGTTATCCGCGAATTTGACCGCTGGACGCACGTTTCAATCTCCAATTCTGCCAATGTCAAGCCACGCAAAATGGCATTGATCATTGACAAACAAGGCACAAGGGCATACGCCTAGTTTTTATCAACGTCTTGAAGAAACGCTAGAACGTATGCAATCAGCACTATCGTACCGATCCCAATAACTGCGCCTATGGCTAAAGCGAAGATTGTTGCAATCATAAAAACTCCTGTTGTTTTTTCCATCTCCTACACAAATCTTTTGCTTCTTTGCTTTTAGGTTTTCTGTCGCACATCTCGCTGATGGATTTCTCTTTTGCCTTTACCTGAAGCTGTGACAGCGTTAATGGCGGCTTGGGCAAAGCAGAACTAGCAAGCCAAAAACAAAGCGCAGCCATTAACAATCGCTCAGTCACTTTTTTCCTCTATTGTGTAAAACCAATCGTCACCAGTTGACCACTTGCGTGTGCCATCCACAGACCATAAATGTTGCGCGGCTTGGAAATCGGGAAACTTGGTTTCGCTAGGCACAAGGCTTTGGTCATACCACAGGCATCGATTATTGGGCTGGCAAGCAAACTGACCTGACTCAAGTTTAATGAAGTTAAAGCTTTTATGCTCCTCGGCGGTCTCTGTGAAACCAGTATCCAAATCCATGCCATCAGCACAGAAATCCACGGTAAACAAGTATGTGCCAAAGTGCCATTGCTTATCCTTGCCAAGAAACTTAACGCCAAGGTTACGCAAGCCAATCTTTTCAATAATGGTAAACCGATAGCCCATGCAGTCCCACAATTGCAGAATGTCCACAGGCAAGTCACTAGCGCCCTCTTTCCACACATAGGCATGGATGGGTAGCTTGTCATACAAAGCGCCGTATTCTGTCAGCAACGACTCAATCCTGAACACTTGCCCTCTGAGGGCTTTGAGGCTGACCCACACGCAAGGCACAAGCTCGCCATGCCTTTTGGTGTGGTTGTATAGAAACTCAGCCTTTACAAAGCATTTGATGGGTGGTAATGATGAAACAAGATAGCTCATGTATTAACCTGTGGTGGTGTGCAAGTGTGAATCGTGGTCAAGTCTGCTGTGCGTTTGCCGCATCGTAAGCAAAAGTTACGTTCTTGTTCTGACAAGGCTTTGGCAGCTACCAGTTTGGCAAAGGCTTCAAGTTCTTCAACCTCAAATTCAAAGAATATGATTCGACCATAATTTCTTTCTGAGACTTGTGTAGCCATCTCAATGATTTCATCTTGTGTCATATCAATTCCCGCTGTACTGGCACAAATTGCCATTCTCTTTCTGCCCTGCCTGAGTTTGACTTGGTGGTACGCCCTGTAAGCTCTACCCGCCCATCTTTCTCAAGCTCTTTCATGCGCCTAGCGACCTGATTACCATCAAGCCCCACTAGCTCGGCAATGCCATCTTTGCCCATTGGCCCAAAGCGACGCAGGCACTCCACAATCTTTTCAAAGTGCTGCTTTGCGAGGTCTATGGATTGATCTGCGGCGGCGTGACTAGTTGAGGGGTCAAGCCCCCTAGCTCTAAAAAGGTACGTCATCTTCTTGATCCCTTCTTACTTTGTTTGGTCTGTCAGATTTAACAAATTTGTTATCTTCTGGCTCAAAACACGTTGCCCAACCGTCCCAACCGCCGCCCACAAATGGAATTGAATCTAACTTAACTGACAATTTTTCTGTATTGCCTTCCCAATAAATTGCGCCAATTGTTTTCCATCTTTTCTTTTCTTCACCTGTGGTGTTAATGTAAGTACCTGTGGCAACGACAATATCTTTAAATTTTTTCATGGCAAACTTTCTAGCTGTTGGATTTTTAGGTCTACATCACCCAAAAACTGGATGACTGAATTCTCAAGCAAATTAACCATTTCGGGGTCATAGTTAATACGCTTGATGAATAGCTGATGTCTCTCAGGAAGACGAGGATCGAATGAAACAAAGTCGCACCAGGGGCGGTCAGCACAGGCCATTTGCCACATCATTTGCGTAATGTACTTTTCAGGCACTTTTCGGTCTAACAAGGTTTGGAGATGGGTCGCAGTATTGGGCGCTTTTATCTCAACCATACCCTCATTTGCCAAGCCATCAGGTGACGCACCCGACATGGTGATCCAAGGGTGGTCGATAAACCCCACCTCGGTGACTAACAAGTCCATTCGCGCCTCATAAGCAGCTCGGGCAAATTCTTCCTGCTCCGTTCCCCAAGACATTGCTGCGTTGCTGTAGGACTCGGCAGGCTTGCCTGTTAACCTTTCACAAACCAATTGGGCTAAGTAATTCTCGCGGCTGGCGCTTGGCCCTGATTTGGTCTTGGCAATGATGTCAGCCACACGGCTTGCGGTGACTTTGCCACACCTAGCGGCAAACCATTCCTCTGTACGTTGCTCCATTATGCTTCCCTCGCTTTTAACATTGCGTCTGCCAATTCATATGCTTCTGCCGCCAATTGGTCGTTAGTCCAATCCTCTGATGGCCCACTTGCACAAATACCTTGCACAGCCTTTGCCGCAAAGTAGTCACGCAAGGTCATGCCTGTTTGGTCGGTGCGGTTGGGGTTAGGAAATGCGTTCATTTAGTTAACTCCGCTGACAATGTGGCTTCCAATTGCGACTTTTTAGCGTCTTTTTTGTTGATGACCTTGGTCTGCCATGCCTGCTCGCCATTTGTCGCCTTGTATGCGTCTTTGTAGGCTTGCTGTAGCTCTTTGATGGTGGTCACCTCATCCATTGCCGCCAGTAGGTCAGCTATTTGGCTTTCATTAACCGTAGATTTGATCTCTGTGCGGCGGCTGGCTGCATTGGCATCATCATCCTCGGGCGCTAAACCTGTGGCTGCCAAAAGGCTGTACCGCCTGGCATACGTCAAAGCCGAGCCGTAACCCTGTGGGTCTTGTTTTCCAGCGGGAACGTGCAACATTCCGCATTCCATGACTTCACCTGATTCATGGATAAACACGGTCTCAACCAAAACACCATCCTTGCATTCATAGGTGCGTTGCATAAGACCAATACCGTTGGCGTTTAAAGCCTCTATAACCGCCTCAATGCAATTAGCTAGGTCAGCATACTTGGATTTAAAGTGCGGGTTTGTAGACGTTTTTAGAGCTGGCCCAAACTGGCGCTGTGCCTTAACAAATGCCGCAGCAATGTTTTTTTGAATGGGTGTAAAAGTTTCCATGATTTTTCCTTTAATAATATTTGGGGGCGCAGGTCACATCCACGATGGTCTCTGCGGTGTAACCATTGATCTTGCGTTTGCCAAACACGGTAATGGCTCGCAAACCTGACGTTTCGCATTGCTTAACAGCATCAATGATTTCACTTCTGCCCATCGATTGGATTTGTTTATCCATGATGAGCTGTTGTTCGACCATCTTTGGCTCGCTGGCGCAACCGACCAGCACTAACAATAAAAGTGCGTATTTCATGGTTATCCTTAAAAAGTTTTGTTGAAATAGCCGTTGATGACAGATGCGACACGCTGGTGGCTTGGTGGCTCATAGCCTGCGTATTCTTTTACTTCTTTTTCAATCCATTTAAAATGAAGTTTGGGAATATCGTAGGTGATGTCTAAGCCATCTTTAAAAACAAAAATGTCGAAGTAGCCATCCATTTCATAGTCTTCAGGCTCAACCCAAGACCATTGCACGGTAACCTCATCCCAAATTATGTAGGTGATAAATTCACCCTCATCGCCGTCATTTAACATCATGCTCTCCATACTAAAACGTCAAGAGCAACCACTACAATAGCCGTAATGGAGACAATCCATAGGCACACTTGCGCCCAATTTATGGGTTTTTTGTAAGTTTCTATCTCGAACATAACTACTCCTAAAAGACCCTATGCGAAATTGCTGGGGCATGGATGTATTGTTAAGCCAACTAAACACACAGTCAAGTATTATTTGTAGGTGTTTTCCCTAATGTCGCTTATTTGTTAATTAGGCTTTACAATCTACGCATGACAAAACAAGAATTAATTCAGTTGGCAGGCTCACAAAGTGAGCTTGCTAGGCTATTGAACATTTCTAGGGCGGCGGTGTGCTTGTGGAAAACCGTACCTGAGTTGAGAATGCGCCAGCTCAGAGACCTTAGACCCGAGTGGTTTACAACCTAAAAAAATTATGTATACTCACAACTGTCTAGAGTGGCATCTAGGCGATAGAGGTGGATCGTTGAACCCTACAGATATTTGTGCGGTCTTGTCAGACGACAAACGAACTTTTGATTCACCTCAATCGCTTGTTGTTGCTCTCGCCAAGAGCCAAGACCGCAGAGAGATTTGTAGGGTTTTTGCTTTTGTACAACGCAATGCGGTACGTCGATGGTTGCGATTGAGATACCCCGATACACGAGCAAACCAAATCGGGGAGCGTGGGCTAAGTCTTAGAGCGCGGTGGTTGAAACAGTCTGAGATAGTGCGATGCGATGACATGGCTCCGAAGAGCAACATCGAGGCACAGGCGAACTTTGGTTTTGACCACGGTAAGGCTGTGCTTTGCTCCAACAATCACCAAAGAGCAATAAGGGGATACAGATGACAAACTTCGAACGATTTTGGGCAGCTTGGCCTATCAGCACACGCAAGGGCGGCAAGTCTGATTGCCTTAAGCGATGGGAGAAGTATTATTGTGATAGCTGCATTGATCAAATAATCAAGCACATTGAGTGGATGAAAACCACCGACCAATGGCGCAAAGACGGCGGTGCATATATACCCTCACCTGCTGTTTACCTTAACCAACGCCGATGGGATGGGGCTGAGATACCTGAAGATAAAAAGACCATCCATATCCTTGAAAAAATCGCCCAAGACCGTGCAAGGGCAGTTCCAATGCCTGCGGACATAAAAGCCAAACTTGATGCGTTGCGGGGCAGATAATGAATGACCGAAGCCAAGCAAACCAGCTCCTTGACCGACACAAAGAAACCCGCCAACTTAGCTACGCTGACATTACAAGAGCGCTTGCACTTACTGGAGACCTTGAGGCAGACGGAAGCGAGGGAATGGGTAGCGAGATACCGCAAGAAAGCGAGAGACCTTGGGAAAATCAAAGCATCGGCATGGTGGTGGCAGGTTTACTCAGATATAGAGAAGCGGCGTGGAACAGCGGTAGCCAACGATTTACGCAGGAGAATGAATGAGATACGCGGCGAGAGTTGACGCAAACCAAGATCAAATAGTGGTTGCATTAAGGGCGGCTGGCGCTTATGTTTGGATCATTGGCCTACCAGTTGATCTATTGGTTGGGTACAAGGGTCACACATTCTTGGTGGAGATTAAAACAAATGCCAAGAAGCGTTTAACTACCCTACAACGAGATTTTTTTGAAAGTTGGAGCGGAAGTACGTTGGCGCGGGTTGATAGCCCTGACGCGGCTTTACGCATGATTGGGGTATTAAAGTGAAACCTGAAGAAGCGGCGCAAGCCATCAGAGACAAAGCGCCAGCTTACGGCGAAGCTAAAGCCCAAAGGGTTTACCTTGAAGAATTCCGCAAAAGCCAAAAAGCCTTGTTGATGAGGGATGTCCTAGAGATGGGCTTTGAAGCGGCAAACGCCCAAGAAAGGGAAGCATATGCAGACCCTGTTTATGCCAAGCTGTTAAGGGGATTGGCTGCGGCAATTGAAAAAGAAGAAACGCTGAAATGGGAAATTGAGGCGGCAAGGCTTGATATAGAGATTTGGCGAACACGAGAAGCAACCAACCGAATGCAAGACAAGGCACACCAATGAAATGTCCCGAATGCGGGACTTGGACTATCGTAAAAGAAACAAGAACTTCAAGAGGAAACACACGGCGGCGGCGTTTAGAGTGCGCTAACGAACATAGATTTACCACGCTGGAGACCATAGTTGTACCAAAAACACCAATACATCAGAAGCAAAAAACTCCTAAAGCTGGTGGCGGGACTTGATTGCCAGGCTTGCGGGTCGGGCAATATGGTGCAGGCAGCTCACACCAATTGGGGTGGCGGTAAGGGTCGAGGGGTCAAGGCTGATGATAATTTAGTGGCGGCTTTGTGCCTTAAATGTCACTACGAAATTGATCAAGGCAAAGAATTAAGCAAGGAAGAACGACAAGAAAAATGGCATCATGCCCACATAGCCACAATTGCAAAACTTTGTGATCAAAACGTTTGGCCTCTTGACGTACCTATTCCAGCGTTTACAATAGAGTAGCAGTTGTCTCATTCGCAGGGGCATTAACACCCCTGCATTTTTTAGGGTAAATATGAAAAAAGACGTTGCAGACTTTATTTCCACGTTGTTTCACAGCTCAACGGTGACGCACTTCATGCACTTAGCGACTGACTCATTTGCAGTTCACATGGCGCTTGGGGCTTACTACACGGAGATTCTTGAGCTGGCTGATACATACGCTGAGGCTTACGCAGGGTGTTACGAGAAGATCAAGGATTTTCCTGAAAACTTTCACAATGCCAAAGACCCTGTTAAGTATTTGACAAGCATCAAAGACTACGTTTACAAAAACCGTGAGGCTTTGCCTGATGACAGCCAGCTACAAAACATTGTGGACGAGATAGCGGCGCTGATCGACTCAACCTTGTACAAGCTAACATTAAAATGATCAGGATATTTGCTGGCTATGACCCAAGAGAGGCTATTGGCTACCATGTGTTTTGCCAAAGCCTAATTGAGCGCACCAGCGAGCCAGTAGCCATAACACCGCTATACGGTACACAACGAGACGGCACAAACGCATTTACCTACCAGCGGTTTCTAGTTCCATACTTTACAAAATTCACAGGCAAGGCAATATTCTTGGATGCCAGCGATATGCTAATGCTTGCCAACATTGATAACCTTAACAAGTTATTTGACCCAACCAAGGCGGTGCAGGTTGTTAAGCATGAATATCAGACCAAGCACCCAAAGAAATACATTGGCACACCAATGGAAGCGCCAAACAGGGATTACCCAAGAAAGAACTGGTCAAGTTTAATACTTTGGAATTGCGATCACCCAAGAAATAAGGTATTAACGCCTGAGTTTGTAGATGACCACAGCGGCTCAGAGCTTCACCGATTCGGTTGGTTGCCCGATTCACTTATCGGTGAGCTACCGAAAGAATGGAACGTACTAATTGGTGAACAAGAGAATAAGAACGCCAAGATTGCCCATTACACGCTAGGCATCCCTGAGTTTGACCATTACCAAAACTGCGACTTTAGTAAGCAATGGTTTAACACCAAGAGCCGTATGATGAATGGCCTTATCAAAATGAAGGAGCTAGAGCATGGATAAAGAAGATATGGCTAAAGCCTTGGTTAATTTGGACATGAAAGGACAAAAAGACCAAGAGCTGTACACCCAAACCATGATGGATCAATTAAACCGCATGAAAAGCAATCAAGTGGGGCAATTGGGTATAGGTAATGATTTGGGATATGCAAATTTAAGGGCATACCAAAACCCAAATGCTTTACAAGGTGCGTTAGGTGTAATTACGCCACTTGGCAATTTAGAATATGCAAGAACAGCAAATCCCATGAGTTTGGAAAACTCGGTAGCGTTAAGCAACCAAATGCCAATTGGTAATGGTATGGCTCAAGTTGACTTGCTAAAAAGCCTAAGTACTCCTGAACGAACAACAACTCTCGGCTACAACGCACCAATGAGCAAAGGTCAATTCAGGGCATCGGCAACAACAGGTCAAGATGCTGAACGCCAAAAAGTAAAAGAAATGCAAATGCAATACTTGCAACAGCTCAACAAAAACATGGGAGTTGGCGTTTACGGCAAAAAAACACCTTATGACCAAAGCGTAGGATTGCAAGTGCAAGGTAGATTCTAATAAAAATAATGCTAAATAACTATGTCAACAACTAAAGTAGTCAAAAGTAGAAAGAAAGCAGGGGGAAGAGTCGCGGGTGTGCCCAACAAGACCACACAACAGGCAAGGGAGGCGATTGCTTTGTTTGTTGATGGTAACGCACACAGATTGGCAGAGTGGCTAGATGAGGTCGCTAAGGGCGTTCCTGAGCATGACATCAAACCCA